CCACACGCAGCACAGAAGAGACCCGCGAGCGTGCGCGGCGCGTTCTGCACGAAGTGCATCGACAAGGCTGACGCAGAGGCGAAGCCGGTCAGCGATGCGATCTACGCGAAGATCAAGGCGCTCATGGGGCTCATGCCGTACGCGTCGTACGAGCTGCTCGCGGCCGCGCTGGACGAGGACAAGACATGAAAGCACTACTGCTCGCGCTCCTGCTCTCTGGCTGCGGCTCGACGCTGCCTTCCGACACGCTCACGCGCTTCGCGAACACGCTCGAGTCGCTCAAGTACGCCTACCACGCGCTGTGTGACGGCCGCGAAGAGGCGGGCGAGTGCCAGCACCTGCTCGGCGTCGTCAACACGGCGATCGACAAGTACTCGGCGCTGAACGACAGCCTGAAGGAGCAGCCATGAGCGAGTCTGACTCGACCGACACGGTCATTATGGTCGCGAGCCCATTCGTCGGCGCGCTGGTCGGATTTGCCATCGCCTTCTGGCTGTGGCCGTGGCTCGGGCCGCAAATCCTCAACCCGTGTCCGCAGTGGACCGGCTTGGGCATCGGGCTCTATGCGGGCTGGCACGCTTTCAAGTCGATCGGCGTGCGCATGAAGACGGTGGAGCTCGAGCGCATCAAGAAGCGCCTCGATGCTCTCGAGCGCAACGACATCACGAGCGTGGTCAGCGACCTACGCAAAGCAGCGGGGATTCGCCGATGAGCATCCTCTCCGACGCGCTGCGCATCCTCGGCCGCTTCTTCGGCCTGCGACCAGGGCCCGACGTCGAGCGCATCGTGGTGCGCGGCAAGCTGAACGTGACACCTGAGCAGCTGGCGGACGGCCGCGGCGCGAAGTTCGTCGACCTGCCGCCACCAGCTGCAAAGCCGAAGGAGAGCAAGCCGTCGTGAGGCCTGGCGATAGCATCACCGTCGCATTGCGGAACGGGTGGACCGATCGCGCTGACCACGGGCTGCTGCGTAAAGAGCAGCTCTACCGCCGTCCTCTCTCGCGACGCATTGCATGGCGGATCGGTTGGGAGCTCGCGAACATGCTCGCAGGCACGCCGCTACGCACGCAGAGGCGCAAGTGAGACGCTGGCTCGAGAGCATGTCCGACGCGTTCTGGGCGTGGCTCGACCACATCATGGAAGAGCCCGAGGAGCGCACCGACCCGCCGCATGCGTACGCGCAGCCGGGCACGATCGGCAGCTACCGCTACGGCAACAGGTGCCTGTACTGCGACACGCGCGACGACCAGCGCCGCGAGCACAACGAGATTGCGTGCACGCGCAGCTACCAGGAGTTGGCGTGAGCGTAGAGAAGAGCAAGTACGGCCTGATGAAGCTCGCGCGCGAACGCGCCAAGCGTGACCGCGACATGTTGGCGCGATGCCCAATCGAGCTGCGTGCAGAGCTCCGCGCTGACCTCCGACAGCTTCGGCGAGCCGAGCGCGAAGTCCTTCAGGCACGACGGCTGACGAGGGCCAGTGAATAACGCGAATCACGTCTGGCGCACCCCTCTGAAGCGACCGCGCAAGTACAAGCAAAACCAGGCTTGGAGGCTCTGCACTCACTGCGGGAAAGAGCCGCGCCCCGGCAGGCGGTATTGCCAGAAGTGCGCCGATCGGAACAAAGCATCGAAGCTTCGTGCAAAGGAGCTCGCATGAAGCTCCTAGCTGCACTGCTGCTCGCAGGCTGCTACGCCCAGCACGAGGCAGAGCCGTGTGAAGATTACCGGGCCGAGGGGAGCAACGCGGCTGGCGCGAGTGCACCCGTTGGGAAGTCAGCAGCGCCCCAGAGCCCGACCATGTACCCCGGCCCGTGCCCCTTCGCGTACGACGCCGTGCATTGCTACTGCACCGACGCGACGCACGAGGTGTGTGACGGCCGGTACTGCGAAGGCCCGTACGTCGGCTGCATCGCGCCGGGCTCGCCGGTCAGCAGCACGTGGGGGCAGCGGTGAAGTACAGCAACTCCGTCCAAGTGCGCGATGCCGGGCCGCTCTACCAGCCGACCGAGAAGGAAGTGCGTCGCAACATGGCTCGCCTCGCACGTGACGCCATCCGCGGCATCATCGCGGCGAAGCTGCGTGAGCTGCCCGAGTCCGACGAGCTGCCGACCTCCACGCTGCACGAGGAGTGTCACCGGCAGGCGTTGCTGGCGCTGCTCGACCTCGGCATGAACTCGGAGAAGGACAGCGACCGCATCGCAGCGCTCGCGAAGATCGGCGAGCTACGCATCGCGGAGATGCGTCTGATGGCGGACCTGCGCGACGAGAACGAGGCGAAGGCGGCGCCGGCCAAGGTCGTGGTCGTCAACGCGGCGGACATCTCGCGCCTGAGTGAGCTGCAGCGGCAGGCGTTGGCGGCCGAGAAGCAAGGTCAGGGGATCCGGTGAGTGCAGTCAGCGCCGATAGACTTCAGCAGCATGTCGAAGGAGGAGCGAACACAGCTCCTCTACCAGAGCGGCGACCTGCGCTGGAAGCTGCTCGAACACCAGCTCGAGGACTACGACGCGTTCAGAGCCTGGAACATCGATCGGCAGACGCCCGAGCACATCGCGATCAACCGGCAAGCGGGAGCGACCTACCACAATATCTGGCTCGACGAGATCTCCCGACGCTGGGGCAAGACGGGCAAGGCGATCACGCTCGGCGAGGAGGAGGGCATCAAGCGCGAGGACGCGCGTGGGATGATCTTCACGCCGCTGCAGAAGTCGATCGGCGGCATCATCGTGCCGCTCACGAAGATTCTGTTTCACGACGCACCTCCGGGGTACTTCCCGAAGTACCGGACCACCAAGAGCGGCTCACATCAGGGCCTCGAGATTCCGGCGACTGGCACGTGGATCAAGCTGGTCGGTGTCGACAAGCACTCCGACGCTCTGCGTGGCGAGTTCTTGGACTTCTGCATCGGCACGGAAGCAGCGTTTGTGCGTGGCAGCGTCAAGGAAGGCAGCCTCGCCGAGATCATTCAGGGCACGATTCAGCCGCAGTTTCGGTATCGGCCCTGGGGATTTGTTCTGCTCGAGTCGTCTACGGCGAAGCAGCCCGACCACGACTTCAACGCGGTGTTTCGCGAGGACGCGCAGCTTCGTCGGCAAGCGCACGGCGAGCGCAAGATGTGGTGCTTTCGCACGCACACGATCGACGAGGTCACGAACATGACGGCCGAGGAGATCGAGATCGAGCTCGATCAGTCGGGCGGCCGCAATCACCCGAAGGTGCGGCGCGAGTACTTCTGCGAAGAGGTGCGCGACCCCGAGGGCACTGTGGTGCCGGAGTTCGACGCGCCTACCAAGGAGCGACCGTACACGCGGCACGTGGTGCCAGCAGGCTCGTCGCTCCCGAGGTACGCGCGCTGCTACGTCGGCATGGATCAGGGCTACAGCCGCGACCCGCTGGGCCTCTTGTTCGGTGTGCACGACTTCGAGCGCAACAAGATCATCTTCGTCGCCGAGCACTTCGAGCTCAACATGGGCTTGCATCGGGTGGGCGAAGTGACGCGCGAGACCGAAGCGCGTATCTGGTGGACGCAGCACCGCCCGCCTGGCGACAAGACGGTGCCGCTGATCGACATCCGGGATGCGACGCGCACGCGTGTCGACAAGCTCGTGCTCGAGGCGCCAGAACCAGCGCTCACCTACTGGCACGAGGAGCAGTTCAAGCCGAACCCGTACAAACGGGTGTGCGACGTCGCGCCGCAGATGGTCGGCGACTTGGCGGTTCACTACGCGCTCAACTTCGAGCAAACGGCGAAGGACGATCCAGAGGCTGCGCGCAACGCGTTCCGGCTTCTGTTCACCGAGGACCGCGTCGAGATTTGGGCCGAGACATGCCCGAACCTCGTCAAGCAGCTGCGTTCGGGTGTCTGGAACGAGCTGCGCACGGATTACGAGCGCACGCCGACGCTCGGTCACTTGGATGTGTTTCAAGCGGGGGTGTACCTCGTGCGTAACGTCGACTGGCGAATGAACCCCTTCCCGCCGGCAATCATCGACACGGCGCTGCACGGCTACGCGCTGCCCGTGGGCGTCGACAAGAACACGGCCACGGGACGGCCTGCCAACGGCGCAGACACGCGCTTCCGCAACAGTCCT